CTGTCATAGACATATACATCTCGACCGTAGTTTTCGAGATCAGCAGTGCTTACCCAAATATCGCCTGTAACTAATGGTGTACCGTCACTTTGTGTTGTTGGCTCTGTTGCACTTACAATAGGTCCGTTTGGATCACTGTCAGGGAACGATGATTTATATCCAACCCATGTTGTTCCGTTATGATACATAATGTCAACTTCGTCGACAACAGAACTATACCATAAACGACCATCTGCAGGATCAGTTTCTGGTTGAGTTGCTTTTGCTTCGTATACTAATGGTTTCCAATTTGAAATTAAATAATCGTAACCGGTATAACCAGTAGGTGCAGCGTATACGTTCGGGGTACCTTGTTGAGTTGTTGTATTATAGACTACAAATCCCATTGCAGCCAACGGTGTATTTGTTACATCTTCTAAAAGAATGTTTCCACCTTTGGTGTGTGTGATAGTTAATCTATTTGTGTCAGCATCCCAATCAGCAGTAACGTTTGGTACATTGGTAGAACTTATTGCTGCTGGAATCAAGGAACCAATTTTTACTGTTGATCCTGTTGCCGAAAGATTAATTGTTTGCACTGAACTCCAACTTTCAGTTCCAGAATCACTAGTTCGAATTCTAAAACTATAAGATCCGTCACTGTTATTTGCTGTTGTTTCTAAAGTAACCACTGTTTCGCCGGCTGCAGACTTTCTCCATAATCTAAAGTTTGCTGTTTCGCTAGTAGCATCTTCAGTATTGTAATCTACAAATAAACTACCAACAGCAGCATTTTTGCCTCCGCCTGTAGAATCATAATATTTGTTTGCAGCATTTACACCATTTAACAGTGGTGCAGGAACTGTGGTCCACTCTTGTGTTGATCCGTTGTAATACTTAACTACCCAATTTGCTCCATTCGATGCAGTGGTTGTTGTAATCCATGTACTTCCTGTAGCGGTAGATGCATCAAATGTAGGATATGAATAATGTGCAGAAATTGTTAATCGTTTTCCAGAATCATATGTGTTAACTAGAGGATCCCAGGTGTTTGAATTATTTTTTCTATAAATTATGTTATTTGTCGCAGTCGAATAAGAAGTTACGATTGCATAATCACCTTTGCTACCTAAATTAGTAGATGGAGCGATTCCACTAAAACTTGAATCAGGAGAATCGTCATTTAATACAATAGGAGTTTTTACAGTAAATTTCTGTGTTGAACTAGACCACTCTTTGATACCAAAAGTAGATGCACCTGTATCAAGCCAATATGTTCCGGAAACTGGATCTCCAGAAGGAATATTACTTGTAGGAACTAGGCTTGCTAAATCAAGATCGGCTCTAACAATATATGCTCGAGAACTTAGTCCTAAAGTACTATATGCTGCCTGTAGTCCGTATTCGTTAAGTTCGCTTCCATGTTGCGGATTTCCGCTAGCATCTGTATAGAATACAGGGGTTCCGAATGTGTCAGTTAAATCTCGCTGACTTGTAATTAACCAAACTTTTCCAGCATTTGCCTGTGTAGTACCTTGTGCTACAGTACCGCTTGGATTAACTTTGTCTTGTGCAGAGGCCACAAAAATCATCGGAACAGTTCCCGGTGCTGCGGGTGTATAAAAACTTTCGTCGATGACTTGTACTTGTACGCCTGGTGATTCCAATGTTGCCATTATATGATTCTCCTTAATGGATTTTTCTTTAAAGTATTTAGTGGATTTCAAAAAAAAATCCCGGTTAAATACAGAGAAAAGGGCAACAAAAGGGCGTTATTTATGAAATATATTAGGAACCTTTGTAAGGAATGTGGGCAAAGACCAGTTGCTATTAACTATTATAAAGAAGGAAAACCTTTTTATAGAAAAAAATGTGATCATTGTTCAAGAAAAAGAAAAGATGGAATTCCCAATTGGAGCAAATCTGGATATAAGAAAAAACAGAGTTGCGACAAGTGCGGATTTACATCAAAACATCAAGAACAATTTAGTGTGTACTATATAGACGGAAATCCTTCAAACTGTAGATATTCTAATTTAAAAACTGTCTGTGCCAACTGTCAAAAAATTTTGCATAAACTAAAACTACCTTGGCGTCAAGGAGATCTTATTCCCGACTTTTAATTAGTGTTTCCAACCGATGAAATAAATCATCTATGGTTCCATTATTTTCAATAATGCTATCAAGAGGGTAACCAATCCACGAAGTTTCTGAAGAATGAATTTTTAATTCTTCCAATTTTAATTTACTAATGGTCCAATTCATATTTTTAGGTCCTGCATTTACATTTGCAGCATCTTGAAACCACACAGGTTCAGGACCTCTTTTAATTCGAACAACTTTTCCTCCAGCATTTTTAATTGCTTTCATTTCATTAGGAAATCTTACATCAGAAATCACAATATTATCTTTAGTTTTTCTTATACGATTTTCTAAACTAGCAATCCAAATATCATCATGAAACCCTTGACGACATACTTCTGTGCCCCAATATTGTAAAACCCAACGAGGAGTTAAGTGGGGAATACTAAGACGTTCGGCCCACCATGGGTCAATTTGTTCTCGCCACTCTCGACCTTCTTTTGTTCTACCTTCTAAAAGAACTCTATCCCAACCAAATACTTGACTTACTGAATCTTTCAATGCGTTTGCAAAACTATCTCGCCTAAACTGATGTTCATTTATCAAATAATCTGCCGCAGTATCTTTTCCTGAACCAATAAAACCGCAAAATCCTATAATCATAACATCTCTCCGAGATGTTATAATCTACATTTTTTTAAGAAAAATGTCAAATATTTTTTAACCAATGACAAATGTTAACGGAGTTCCACCTTCTTTGTAGTTAATTAAATCAGTTTCTAATCGTTCAAGATCGGCTTTGCCTTCTCCCTTTAGCGCAGTACCATTTAAAGTTGTTCCTCCTTGAGGGCTAGCAACTTGACTAAATTTTTCACGGGCTTCACCTATCATAATCTTACAAACTGCAAGACTATAATCTTTTATCCATTGATTAGCATATGGATCTTGTAATAAATTAAAATCTGGTCTATAATTATAAACCCATAATAGCACTTCTTCTTCGCTTCTAGGTCGTTGCATTAATGTTAATTTTTTAGTTGTTTTATTAAATGTAAAGTTAATTTCACTGCCAAACATTTTGCCCACTTGTTTTTGATAACTTGCAAAGGCGTAGTAAGTGGCTAGGCCACCCATGTTTGTTGCGGTTAATAAGTATGTATTTGAATAGGCTAAGTTAAATGGTTCAAAAAGGGTACCACCTTGTCCACCGCCAGACCTCGAACCAATACTACGACGGAAAATTTGACGAATTTGCATAACTTCTTGAGGCAATGTATAGTCGTTTCTATCAACTTCTATTGTTAAAAACGCATAACTTTCTTCAACGGCGTTACTACTTCTAACTCTAAAATAATTTAATGCACGATCTATTGCAATGTTATAGTGTACAGGATCTAATTCAATATCGATCATGCCGCCACCTAGCATTAACTTGCAATAATCTATAACTTTTTGGCGTTCGTTTTCGTTCTCAGTCATAATGGTATTTAGCAAATAAATATACTATTATGCCAAGATTATCACTGTACAGGCCCGAAAAAGGAAACGATTTTCGTTTTTTAGATAGGGCAATTAACGAACAATTTCAAATTGGGGGTACTGACATTTACCTCCACAAATATCTCGGACCTGTAAATCCAGCCGAGGGAGAAAGTACTCCCACAACACCAAACAATACAAACCCTATTCCAGAACTAGGAATTCAAGATCTGTTATTCATGGAGAATAGAGATCGCCATTACGAACCAAACATCTATGTATTAAGAGGAATTTACACGCTACAGGATATTGATTTTAATTTAAGTCAATTTGGATTATTTTTACAAAATGATACCATAATGATTACATTTCATTTACGTTCCAGTTTTGAATCATTAGGTCGAAAAATTGTAGCCGGTGATGTAATTGAATTACCGCATCAAAAAGACGAATATGCGTTAGATGATAGTCTGGTTGCACTAAAAAGATTTTACGTGGTCAGTGAAGTAACTAGACCTGCATCCGGTTACAGCCAAACATGGTACCCTCATTTAATTCGTGCTAAATGCCAGCCTCTAGTAGATACACAAGAATTTAAAGAAATTTTAGATAAACCATTGACTGATGCCAATGGGGACGAAGCAGGAGGTACATTGCGAGATTTACTGTCTCAACAGCAACAGGCGCTTGATATTAACAATCAAATCATTGCACAGGCACAAGAGGATGTAGATAAAAGCGGTTACGAAACTCAACATTTATATGTAGTTCCTTTAACAGAGAATGGTGAAATTGATCTAGCAGATGCTTCAGAAATAGATTTAGATGCCGCAGTTGATAATACTGCATTAGATGCTAGTTTGGTTTTACATTCTCCTAAAAAGAATTATTATGTAGGTTATCTTACTGGAGACGGTGTCCCTCCAAATGGTGCTCCGTATGGGTTCGGTAATTCGTTTCCGTCAAGTGCAGAATACGGACAATTTTTCTTAAGAACTGACTATCTACCTAATAGATTGTTTAGGTATGACGGTAGACATTGGGTTAAATTTGAAGATAACGTTAGGATGACAGTTAATCAAATTGGTGAGACACAAACTACTGATACAACTAAAGTTAGAAGAACACAAAAAACAGGATTTATTAATAATTCCACAACTTCTACTATTGCAGGCGAAGTGGTTAAAGAAAGGCAAGCCCTTAGCAAGGCTTTAAAACCTAGGGCTGATAATTAAAATGTATATCTATATTCGAAAACTAAAAAAGGAGGCTTCGGTTTAACACCGATGTACTATTATCGACTGGTTTTATGACGGGCAAATACGCCGATATCTAACACAGTTTATAAATGTGTTAAGTAATTTTTCATACAAAGATTCTAAAGGACAACTAGTTCAAGTACCGGTAAGATACGGAGATATGTCCAGGCAGGTAGCACAAATTCTTAAAAAGAACAGCGAAAACACTATCCCCAGTGCTCCATTTATTGCCTGCTATATTAAAGATCTTCAATATGATAGAAATAGATTACAAGACCCGACTCATGTAAGTAAAATTCATATTAGAGAAAGAGAGTGGGACGAAGATAATCATGAATACTTAAATGTTCAAGGTGCAAATTATACTGTTGAAAGAATAATGCCAAGTCCCTGGACAATTACTTTTAATGCAGATATTTGGACCACCAATACAGAAATGAAGTTACAATTATGGGAACAAATTTGCGTTTTATTCAATCCCAGTTTTGAAATACAGACCACTGACAACTACATTGATTGGACTAGTTTAAGCGTATTGGAATTAACCGGACAAACTTGGTCTAGTAGAACTATTCCGCAAGGGATCAATGAAGATATTGATATTTTAACTATGACATTCACGGCTCCTGTGTGGATTACACCACCTGCTAAAGTTAAAAAATTAGGAATTATAACAAAAATAATTTCTAACTTATTTTTATCCGGTGCAAAAGGTAATATTCAAACTTTTTATGAAAAAGACGGCGCAGCAGAATTGTTTAGAGATATTTCACCGGATACGTCTGTTACTGTTACACACGGAAACTATAATTTATTAGTGTTAAACAATGTTGCATCTTTAATTAAAACAAATAATAACACTAGAGAAATTGACTTATCTGATGTAATAAACAAACATTCTTGGTTATCAATGTTAGACAAGTATCCAGGAAAATTTAGAGCAGGACTAAGTCAGTTAAGATTCAGTCAGCCCGATGGCGTAGAAATTGTAGCATACATTAGTTTAGATCCCACAGATGATAATTCAATGATGTTAAATATTGATCCTGATACAGTTCCTTCAAATACTATAATATCTGGTAGAGGAACGGTTGATGCTGTCATTGATCCAGAAAAATTTAAACCAACAAATATTGTAACAGGAACAAGATATTTAATTTTAGAAGATATAAATGTCAATAATTATTACGGAACACCGGGATACGATGGCCCCGATGCTTGGAAAAATTCAGATAACAGCGATTTCCAAGCACACGCAAATGATATTATAGAATGGAACGGATCCTCGTGGTCGGTTGTTTTCAATTCTACTGTAGTTAAAGATGTCATTTATATAACTAACTCATATACAAATACACAATACAAATGGGAAAATAATTCCTGGAGTAAAACATACGAAGGAATTTATGATGCATCATTATGGAGACTGGTACTATAAAAGAAATTATATGCAGTGGCGGGTTATTTTTAGCCAAAGACACTAAAAGATTTTTATTTTTAAACAGAACTCAAGGAAAGACTGCGGAAACTTGGGGACTTGTCGGCGGTAAAAGAGAACCCAATGACTCAACAATTATTGATACATTAAAAAGAGAATTCAATGAAGAGATAGGAAAAGTCTCTGGAATAAAGAAAATAATTCCTTTAGAATTATTTACTAGCAATGATCAGAATTTTCAATACAGCACTTATGTAATAATTGTTGATAAAGAATTTCAGCCTCAACTAAATTATGAACATTCTGGATACGCTTGGTGTTCATATTCCCACTGGCCAAAGCCGTTACACCAAGGATTAAAAACCAGTTTTTCAAATAAAATTATTAAGGCTAAATTAGAATTATTATTAGATTTAATTTAAATCTTTTTGACTAAATGCGTAACTTCCGAGATGCCTTAGTTCCACACTTAATGAAGTGTCGACTTTTATTTTGTAGCCTAGATTATTAATTTTTTTGCAAAGGTTCATATCTTCGCCTAAAAAATCATTAGTTTCCGGACTCCATGTAAATTCAAACCAAGGTTTAGGAATTTTCTTAAATATTTCGGTTTTCATTAACACACAACCCATTCCTATTCCTTCGACTTCTACCAATTCATTTTGAATTGAAAAATCTAATGGATTGTCCCAATCACCTATTTTACTATATGCTACCCCTTTTGAAGGGAACTGTCGCCTAACATAATTTGCAGCCACTATAGGTTCATTATGTGCCATAAGTCTTGCAGCAGTAGTAGCAGGGAAAGTAATGTCACTATCTAACCATAGCATATATTCAGCATTTAAATTTAATGCCAAATTTGCTAAAGTTTCTCTTTGCTGCAATAAAATTGTACTAAGATCCATAAACACATGAGTGTCAATGTTATTCATAGTATTAAATTTTACTAATTCTGTTAGGCACATTGCATGTGCAGAATGTAAAGTATCTCTTGCAGGGATGCAAACTGCAAGTTTACTTTTCTTTAAACTCCACTGTGTGGAAGAAAAAACTGATTGTTTCATGCTCCTGCGACTTCCGAACTCAATGATTCACCTTTGATTACTAATTCGTGAACGGAATTAACAATGTCTTGTGTTCTTTTTGCACAAAGAATAAAATCATTTGGGCTAAGTTTACAAGCCGTGGTCATTGTATCAAATGAAATTTTGTTATTGGTGAGAACTTCAATGGCGCTGGTTCTTGCTAAATTTTCAATAAAAATTTCTTTAGACTCTTCATCTGTTTGAACCAATAAGTTTTCGCATTCTTTTTCGTCCATGTCAGAAAGTAATTCAAGTAGTCTTTCTAGTTCAGTATGTTGATCTACAGTTCTCAATTCTAATGAATTCAATTCATTAATTCTTTTTAAAAAATTATATAAAACTGCTGAATTGGTTGTTCGATCTGCCCAAATTATGTTATCAAGTTCCCATTTACTAGGACAGTTAATTCTTTTAGTTAATAACTCATTAATATTTTCAAATTTCATAAAACCTCAATATGTAAAAGGATATGCTCTACCACCGAATTTAGCACTGAAACTAAATTGTGTGCCAGCCGATTGGCTAATACCGTATGTAGCGTTAGCACCCAATACTGCGCTTAATTTAATATTTTGGCCTCCGCTAGGAGCGTCGCCGGCAGCACCAGGTGCATAGTTTGTGTAGGCTTGGTTTACTCTTCCAAACGATATTTGAGTACCTGTTGCTGGTAAATTTCCTGGCATGATTACATTTCTTTAAGTATGTAGATTATTTATTTATTAATTGTAATTTCTAAAATCTTTTTTTCAAGATCCTTAATCTGTTTTTGTTGTTCTTTAATTGCTTCAACTAATAAGGGAATTAATTTTTCATATTGAACAGTTTTATAATTTTCACCCGAAATACTATTACCATTTTCGTCTATATCAAAGGGGGCAGGCCGAACCGCTTCAGGTAAAACTGATTCTACTTCATCAGCAAATAGTCCCACTAATTTTGAAGACTTCTTATAACCATATTTTTCTGCTAAGTCGTTAGGTGTGTAGGTAATTCCTGATAATTTTTTAACTTTAGTTATGGGATCTTCTATAACTTTTACATTTTCTTTTAACCTTCGATCTGAGTAAAATGCAGTAATTTCATTAGTTGCAACAATTTCACCAGTAACGTGTAATGCAACTGCAGGACTTGTATTTCCTATACCTACCTTTCCGTCGTGTCCAATATAAATTCTGGTTTTACTACCAGATACATATGAATCAGTTGTTGCAATATACATCTTAGTGCCATAAGTACCGTCACTGCGCACATATATGCCTGCTTGTGCATTTGTTCCGTCGCTACCATCGCTTGCTCCCCAAGTGATTGCACTACCAAAATTGTCAGTAGTTACACCGGGATCTAAATGTAGACCACCCAATGTTAACCCCGGTGTAGTTTCGTTCCAGTTTGCCGAATTTCCTTCTACATAAAGTTGCGGTGCGCTAATTCTAGTCAAAGTTCTAGAAGCACCTGCTCCAGATAGCGTCATAAAATCAAGAAAGTTTTGATTTAATTCTGCATGAGTCAAGGCGGATGTTTTATATCCGTCTGCTCCAGCATTTGTACTTCTTAGTGTTACAGCCATAGTTTATTCCTGTTTTTATATTTATTTTTTAAAAATTTAAAAAACGGTCCTAACATCGTTAATAGTTTTATACACCGTTTTCCATTTTTCAGAATAATCGCAATTTTCTGTTTCTTTAAAATACGGTCCGCCATTTGTATAGTGTATTAATTTTGGAATATTTGCAGTTTGATTTTGATTTTCGACTAAAAAATTCCACTCTAAAGGTAAACTTCCTATTTCAAATTCAGAATCTAGCCACTTAAATTGATGCAAATCTAAACCTGCGGCTTTTTCAACATAGTCTAGAGTCAATTTTTTACATTTTTTATTGTTAAAAAACATTACGCTAGACCAATTTTTTTTATCATATTGAAATTGATTTGAGTTTAAAAACTTTTTTCCTGCTTGACAAACTTGATTGTGTTTAACACACATGACAGAATATTTTTCATCTATTAAATCAAATAATTCTTTTATGTCGTGATCTACAATTATGTCATTATCTAAAAATAATGTCCAACCTTCATAATTATAAAGATGCGGAACTAAAAATCTAGATATACTAAAATCTGTACTTTCTTTTTCTGTTTTCAATCTTGTAAATTCCCTAAGCATGTCTCTGTGCAAGAACATAAAATTTACACTAACAGAACTTTTTTGCATAATGCTTTCTGCCAAAACATATGCAGGCATCCTGTTGTTCCTATCATAACCAATACAGATATTGTATTTCATTTTTTAGTTAAACCTAATATATCAAATTCTGGATCAGTGGGTATTGTGTACCTTATGTGAACTATTCGTTTTGTATCGTAAAATTTCTTACATCTGTTATTCCACCACTCTGGAGATTTTACTAGCACATGTGCGTTTTCACCGTTTGGTAATTTCTTTTTTGCCAGACCGCAAGAGATAACAAGGAAAACAAATTTTTTTGCTTTAGAAAAAATAGTTTCTAGTGTTTCGTCAATTATTTCTTCTGGAACATGTTCTAAAACGTCTGTGCTGATTACTCCATCAAATACTCCTTCTGGTAACACTTCGTATTCTTTTACACCTATATCATAAAAACTTACATTTTCATTTTCTATCCCAAACATTTTATTAATTGGTTCGGGTTTTTTATAATGCATGGCTTTTCCGCAACCAAAATCTAAAATTGTTTTTGATTTTGTTTTTTCAACTAATAGTTTTAATGTATCTACATATTCAAACTTAAATGATCCGCCTTGGAAATTTCCGCTGTAATGCATTTTTTGATAATGATCTTTGTATTTTTCAAAAATTTCGTTATTCATAGTTTCTTCTTTATTGGTTTTATAGGTTTTGAACTAAATGTGCAAGTTCTGCAAGGATCCATTTGTCTAACTCCTTTTAGAATATGCCTTCTATATTTTCTTAACTCTGGAGAAAGTAAATAATTCGTAAACGATCTATCATAGATCGTGCCAAATAATTTATTTTTCTTCCAATCGTCGCAACAAATCAAATATGATCCGTCGCATTCTATCATCATCTTTTGAAATAGTTTATGGCAGTAATTGTATTTGATAACGCTTTCTGTTGGACCGTTTAATACACCAACTCTATTAGTAAAATCTGTAATTTCAAACCACTGTTTAGTGTTGTCAATTTCTCTAATTGTTGCATTTGGACTATTTTTAATTATTTCTAATAATTCTGATTTATTTTTATTGTTGTCGTCTTTATAACTGTCATAAACTATTCTAGAAAACAAAGGAATTAAATGCCTATACTTATAGAGTAAAGCACCGTTAGTTAAAATTTGAAGATTTAACACATCTCTATTTTCTGCTAGTAGTAATACAATTTCTTCAAAATCTTTATGAACAGTTGCTTCTCCTTTTCCTGAAAGACTAACAGTCACTTTACTTTTTCTTGATTCGACAAACTCTCGAGATCGTTCAATAAATTTTTTTACTGTATCTACGGTCATAGATGCATAGTCATTTACATAATCATCAGAACCTATAGGACAAAATGTACATCGTAAATTACAGGCATTGGTTAAATTTAAATTAATAACTCTAATGTTTTGAATAATTTCTTGGTCTTTTTCTTTTTTCTTTTGTAATTTTTTGGCTATAGATCCAAATTTGACCATAGTGTATATTCGTTTTTTATCTGAATTATTAATCTTTATCCAATTTAATTTTGCTTCTTCAATATATTTTTTTACAAGTGTTTCCTCAAAAGATCCGTTATGAACCATTACTTCAGATCCCACTGATGGAGTATGCCACGAAGAAGGCATCAATGAATTGTCATTTACTGGATAATCGACTAGGCTTTTAAAAAAATCAAAACCAATAATATCTAATGATTTTTGAGTTTTAATTTTTTCTAAAAGGAAAAATATTGTCCACATACCACCAGAAAATCTAAAAGATTTTTTACTGTTGTTTATAATTCCATATTTTTCATAAAACTGAAGAATTTCTTCGTCTGAAAAAATTGGAGTATACTCATATTCTTTAATAGTCTTTTCTAACCAACCATCAGTTACATCAATCCTTGATCCATTTAATAAAATAAGTTTATTTTTCAATTTTTCTTGAATCTCTGGCTCTTGCAATAGACCAATTCTAAACAGTCCAGAAATCCAAACATCTACTTTTTTGCCAACAGCAATTTCGTCTTCGGGAGTAGTTTTAATTCCTCGCCCTAATCGTATTACAACATCAAATGAATCAATCAAGTCGGCATATTGTCCGGTCATAATTTCAACCGAATTTCCAACTATTAAAACACGTTTGTCTTTAAAAAATTCTTGTATTTCTTCAATTGGTTTAAACATTGTTATTTGCAACTATTTTAGCTTTTGGAGGGTTAAAATAAATGTTTTTATATCGTTCTCTTTTTGCATTTATGTATTCTAAATACTTTAAAAGTTTTTCTTTCCAATCTGTTTCAATTTCAGGAAAAAACATTCCACTCCTATGATCATTAAAAGTTTTGTTTACCCATGTCATTGGAAAATCTTCAAAAAACAAAAATTTGTTAATATGATAAAAACTAGCGATTGGAGTTTTTTGATATGAATCTATTGGCTCGATATATTTTCCAAGTGCAACCCCATATACTGCACTTTCGGACAACATAGATGTATATACTACTTTGCTATCTTTTAAAATAGAATATAAATTTGCCTGTCTATGTAATACATTTAATTCTCCAAAGATATCTGTAATTTCACCAACAACTTTAAATGTAGTTAACGGATGGGGTTTAACCCATAAATTATCACCGTAAAGTTTTTTTATATATTTTAATTTTTCAAAACTTACTCTATCGGCAATTTTATTAGAACCGGGCAATACAATCAGTGCTTGTCGTGCTTCTTTTGAGTGCTCACCAATATTTAGGTATTTATTTGACTTATTTTCAATAACTCTGTTGGAAAAATATTTTATAAAATCGACTTTTATTTCTGTATCAGTACTGTGATATGCATCAAGCATTTGCTGGTGTCTTAATTCTAATTGTAATGGATGTACTGTGACTCCTCCTGCATATTCTGTGTATTGTAAAGTTCTAAAATTTGGTAATTCAGAAGCAATGATATCATAATCTAATTTAAATTCGTATTTTCTTTCTTGGCAAAGTTGATGCAAATACATTTCAAATTCATTGGTATTAAGATTTGGGGATTTTATCATAAAAACCAATTTTCTTTTACTTTCCACAGGGTCATTCATCTTCATCATAGGTTAATCTTTCTTTTATAAATAGAAATCTGTTTCGTAATCGGTGGTAACTGAAGTTGTTTCATTAATATTTGTTATATAAACCGTATTTTCTTCATATACAGTATTAGCAAAGGTCGATTCTTCGTACGCCGTTGTTTCATCGTATACTGTATTTTCATTATAAATTGTAGTATCTAAATAGTTGGTAACTGCAACTGTGTTTTCATCTATAGAAGTTGTTTCGTCATAAACTGTATTTTCGGTATAGTTTGTAGTATCTAGATAGTTAGTTGTTACCACAATGTTTGTATTTACTACCGTTGTTTCATCATAGGCCGTATTTTCTGAGTAGTTTGTAGTTGCAATAACGGCTGTAGTTTCGTCATAAACTGTATTTTCGGCATAATTGGTTACCGCAATAATATTGGTTGTTTCATCAACTGCCGATGTTTCGTCATAAACTGTAACTTCTGAGTAGTTTGTGGTTGCAATAACGGCTGTAGTTTCGTCATAAACTGTATTTTCGGCATAATTAGTTACCGCAATAATGTTAGTTGTCTCATCAACTGCTGATATTTCGTCATAGACGGTGTTGACTTGATAGTTTGTAGTCACAGCAGTATTTTCGTCGTAAACTGTGCCTTCATTATAGACCGTTGTATCTAAATAATTTGTTGTGGCTCCAACGTTAGTTGTCTCATCATACACCGTGGTGTCATTGTAACTGGTTACTGCAATAATATTGGTTGTTTCATCAACGGCTGATATTTCATCGTAGACTGTGTTGACCTGATAATTTGTAGTTACCGCAGAGTTTTCTTCAAACGCAGTGACTTCGTCATAGATAGTCGTATCTAAGTAGTTTGTAGTTACTCCAATATTAGTTGTTTCATCGTATACTGTAGTATCGTTATAATTGGTAATTGCAATAATGTTAGTTGTCTCATCAACTGCTGATGTTTCATCGTAGACTGTGTTGACCTGATAATTTGTAACTACAATTGTGTTTTCATCATAGGCTGTAGTTTCATCGTAAACTGTATTAACTTGATAATTTGTAATTACAACGGTGGTCTCATCGTAGACTGTGCCTTCGTCATAGACAGTTGTATCTAAGTAATTTGTTGTAGCAGCAATATTGGTTGTTTCGTTATAAACAGTCGTATCATTATAACTGGTAATTGCGATAATGTTTGTTGTTTCATCGACGGCCGATGTTTCGTCATAGACTGTGTTGACCTGATAATTTGTGGTTACAGCAGAGTTTTCTTCAAATGCAGTGACTTCATCATAGACAGTATTGACTTGATAGTTTGTAGTTACTCCAATATTGGTTGTTTCATCATATACTGTAGTGTCGTTATAATTGGTAATTGCAATAATATTAGTTGTTTCATCAACGGCTGATGTTTCGTCATAGACTGTGTTGACCTGATAATTTGTAGTTACCGCAGAATTTTCATCAACAGTTGTTGTTTCATCATAAACTGTGTTGACCTGATAATTTGTAGTTACCGCAGAATTTTCTTCAAATGCCGTAACTTCGTCATAGGCAGTCGTATCTAAGTAGTTTGTCGTTGCTCCAACGTTAGTTGTCTCATCGTAGACAGTTGTATCGTTATAACTTGTTACCGCAATGATATTGGTTGTCTCATCAACTGCTGATGTTTCGTCATAGACAGTATTAACCTGATAGTTTGTGGTTACAGCAGAGTTTTCATCTATGATTGTTGTTTCGTTATAAGCCGTTGTATCTAAATAATTTGTAGTTACTCCAACGTTAGTTGTCTCATCGTAGACAGTTGTATCGTTATAACTTGTTACCGCAATGATATTGGTTGTCTCATCAACTGCTGATGTTTCGTCATAGACAGTATTAACCTGATAGTTTGTGGTTACAGCAGAGTTTTCTTCAAATGCAGTGACTTCGTCATAGACAGTATTGACTTGGAAATTAGTTGTTGCTCCAAC